CAGGAGTAACTGTTTCTGGTGATAATAGTATTGTTATTGGTGCTGGAGGTAATGCTATTGCGGCTGGTGCGGGTGGTTTAGGAAATAATAGCACTGGGTTTGGCTATACTGCTAATGGTGGTGGCGGTGGTGGTGCCGGAACCACTAGTCAGAATGGCCTAAGTGGCGCGTCTGGTGGTGGTGCGGGCGTTAGAACCACTATTGCTGGTACTGGTGGTACAAATACTTCTTCTCCATCTCAGGGATTTAACGGCGGGAATGGCGTGTATAGCGCATCTCCACTTGTTCGAGTTGCTGCTGGTGGTGGCGGTAATTCTTCTGCTGGTTCTGCTTCTTTTGTTAGCACTACTGCGACTAGGACGGGCGGTTCTGCAACTAGTATTGCTACTTATAGTGGTGAGACTGGAAATGCTGCTTTTTATGGGGGTGGCGGTTCTGGAGCAATTCAGGTCCCCTCTTCTGGGTATTCTGTTTCTAACAATCCTGCTACTAATGCTGGAACTGGTTACGCAGCAATAAGTGCTGGTGCTGGAGGTGGAGGTGCCGCAACCGCTAATAAGGGTGGTGGTGGCGGCGGGTCCCGCGCGTATGGAGGCACTTCTATTAGCGGTTCTGGGGGTTCTGGTGCGGTAGTTGTTAGGTATCTCCGTTCGGCTGTTGGAGGATAATTATGGCGCATTGGGCTGAATTAGACGAAAATAATATTGTTATCCGTGTTACTGTTGGTAATAATAATGACCCTAATGGTGATGAAGGTTATCAATGGTTAATTGATAACCTTGGTGGACGATGGGTTCAAACTTCGTATAATAATAATTTTCGTAAACAATATGCTGGTATTGGTTTTTATTATGATCAAGAGGCTGATGTATTTATTGCTCCTACACCATATCCCTCTTGGATTCTTGATGAGAATTATGATTGGCAGGCGCCTGTTCCTAGGCCGGATTCTGTAGATGATGGTTTTTTTGTTTGGAATGAAGACATTATTAATTGGGAATTTATTGAAAATGTTTAATAGTAATGTTCAACCAAAGCGAATCGTTAAAGAACAACGCAAGGAGCCTTGGTATTGTCACTCTTGTGATCTTGATAATCCGTCGTATTATTCTAAGTGTCCTAAATGTGGGGATCATCGACCCCACTAGGAGGAGTTATGCCAGACTATAGTTTTAAGGCTGGACCCCCATCCGACAAGAAGGAGTTAGAGAAGTTATTTCTTCAATACCCAGAAAAGATTGGGTGGTTCTTGTCTAATGGGTATGCTCCACACTTGTGGCAAATGCTATTTCATACAAATACAAATGATGAGCATTTGACGCGATTTAGGCATTTAGTTGCTGGTCGTCGTGGTGGTAAAACATTATGCGCTGCATGGGAAGTATTATTCTACTGCTTATACCCAGAACAATTCCATCGTGATGCATACGGAAAAGAGAATGATAATCCTCTCTGGGTATGGGCAACTAGTAAAGATTATAAAGTCTTGCGTCCGGCACTCCTTACTTTGCGTAAGGTTATTACGGAGGCTGGAATGTCTATCGGTAAAGATGTGAAGGAGAACCGGGGCGCAATGACTTTTGAATTCCCTAATGGGAGCCTTATTGAATTCAAGTCGTCGGATGATCCACAATCGCTTCGTGGTGCTGGCCTTGATATTCTCTGGATGGACGAGGCAGCCTTCATTAGGAGCGAAGAGCCGTGGCAAGTTATGCGTCCCGCTCTTTCGGATAAGCAAGGATTACTCATCACAACCACGACACCAGACGGTAAGAACTGGTTTTTTGAGGAATTCTGGAATAAGGACGCTATCGCGGACCCGAATCAGGGCCGCGTAGAGTATCGCAGTATTGATAATCCTTACTTTCCTAAGCGAGAGTGGGAGTATACAAAGCAACGATACCATCCTTTGCTGTTTGCACAAGAGTATATGGCTGCTTTTGACTCTATGGCGGGTCGTGACCTTGCTGGAGACTGGCTACACTATTATACAGAAGAGGATCTACCCCGCACAGCGGACGGAACACTACAAAAACTCCGCAAATATATGGGCGTAGACCCCGCAGTAAGCATGAGTGGCAAGGGTGACCGCTTCGTAATCAGCGTCGTAGGAGTATCAGACAATAATCAAGTATTCCTAATCGACCAATACGCAGCAAAAATCCCATTTGTAGAGCAATTAGAGAAAATTCAAGAGTATTATTTGCGGTATAATCCGGAAATTATTGGTATTGAGTCTAATGCTTATCAGGCAGCCTTGGTGCAGCAAGCGGAAAGGCTGCCTAGTATGCCGCCTATTGTGCCTATTTTTGCTAAGGGTAAGAAGTTTGAGCGTTTGATGGCTATGTCGCCGCTTTTTAGGATTGGTAAGGTGCGTATTAAGGCGGAGCATAAGGATTTTATTGATGAGTGGATTAATTATGATGCGAGTATGTCGAATCCGAAGGATGACTGTTTGGATTCGGTGGAGATTGCGCTTCGTACGGCTGGCGCGTTGCTTGGTGATTCGTTTATTGATGATAAGCCTGATAATCCGGGTGGTTTGCCGGATTGGGTGATTGCTGATCGCCCTTCTGTTAAGAAAGAAGACCGTTATGTTGACGAATATTTAGGGAGTATGTGGTAATTATGACTGGTTTTAAGAAGATTGGTAGTAATGCTGGTGATGCTATTACTGGTGAGCGTATTTTTCCGGGTGAGACTGTTTTAGATACGGGTATTCGTAATCATGCTACCCCGTTTATGCGTATGTCTCGTAATCGGGTTGTTAAGGAGGAGACGATTGTTTGGTTGGCAGAGCAAGCGGGATACACTCTTGTTAAGCGTAATGCAGGAAATTCTGGAGACGCAAAGAGCGTGGACGCAGGAGATGTTGAATCTGGAGTCGGAGAGGTTGAGGCTGGAGAGGCTAAGGCTGGAGGGAGCAAGCCCGCTAAGCGACGTTCCTCTGGGGCAACTAAGGGTAAGTGAGGACGAGCAGGACGCTGATTGGGCGTTGCAACATGGTATTATTAGTCCTTCGGAGTATAAGTCGTTGTTAGAGTCTACGGGGCTTGTGCCTGCGGATATTCAATTTGTTGATTAGTAAGGGGGTGTGGAGTGGACCGAGAGGGTATGTATAGTAATAGTGATGTTCCTCAGGGGTTCGCTCCTGCGGATTCTCTTGTGAAGAAGGTTGACGAGTTACAGCGTCAGCGTGAAACTATGGAGCGTCAGTGGAAGTTGAATCTTGCGTTTTATAAGGGTAAGCAGTATGTGTTTTATAATCGGAAGTCGCGTAGGATTGAGTCTTTGCCTACGGATGAGGGGGATAAGCCGCGTTATCGTGTGAGGCTTGTGGCTAATCAGATTGCTCCTCATACGCATGGTTTGTTGGCGCGTTTGGTTAAGTCGAAGCCGCAGTTTTATGCTACTCCGGGTCAGTCGTCGTATGAGGCTATGAAGGCGACTGAGGTTGCTGAGGCGTTGTTGGAGTATTGGTGGGATCAGTTTAGTTTGTCTTCTAAGCGTGAAGAGGCTATGCTTTGGTCAATTATTTGTGGTAATGGTTTTTGGAAGATTAGTTGGGATGATAAGACGGGTAATAGTATTAAGACTATGGTTGAGCCTGAATCTGGTCAGCCTATTGTTAATCCTTTGGTTGAGCACTTTTTTAAGCAGCGTTTGGAAGAGTTTGGTTTAGATGCGTCTGAGTTTGAGCAGGAGGTGTTTGAGGGGGATATTAAGGTTGAGGTTATGTCTCCTTTTGATGTGTATTTGGATGATTCTGCTCAGGTGTTTGAGGATTGTAAGTGGGCGATTTGTGTTCATGCGATGAGTCCTAAGGATATTCAGTCGCGGTATGGTGTTAAGTTAAAGCCTAATGCTGTTAATCGTTATCCTGATGAGACGCTTCCGGGGTTGTTTGGGTCTGTGGATGCAAAGACTGAGGAAAATGTTCGTGTTGTGTATATTGGGTATTTTCTTCCTAGTCCTAAGTATCCTAATGGGCGTTATGTGGTGTTTACGAAGAATCCGAGTATTGTGTTGTATGAGTCGGAGTGGCCTTATCCGTTTATGAAGTTGCCACTTGTGAAGTTTCCGGGTTTGCGTATTCCGGGGCAGTTGTATGATACGTCGGTGGTTGAGCAGGCGATTCCGCTTCAGAAGGAGTTGAATCGTACGTTGTCGCAGTTGATTGAGTATAAGAATCTTACGTTGAAGCCGCAGATGTTGGCTCCGGTGGGTTCTTTGCGTCAGCGTATTACGGATGAGCCGGGTGCTATTTTTGAGTATAATCCGGTTGCTGGTCGTGTTCCGGAGAGTATTCCGCTTCCGGGTTTGCCGGGTTATGTGTTTGATCATTTGCAGGATCTTGGTCAGCGTTTGAAGGATGTTTTTGGTTTGACTGAAATTCTTGAGGGTAGTGTGCCTCCGAATGTTGAGGCTGGTGTGGCTATTGATTTGTTGCAGGAGGCTGCTGTTGATCGTTTGGCTCCGCAGATTCTTATGATGGAGAAGTCTTTGGAGTTGGCGGGTAATCTTATGCTTGAGTTGGCTCAGAAGTATTATCAGGAGCCGCGTATGCTTATGCTTACGGGTATGGGTTCTAAGCCTAAGATTGAGCGGTTTGAGTCTGCGGATATTCTTGCGGGTGTGGGGGTTAAGGTTGAGACGGGTTCTGGTCTTCCTCGTACTCGTGCGGGTCGTCAGGCGCGTGTGTTGCAGATGCTTCAGATGGGTATTATTAGTCCTACTAAGGCGTATAAATATCTTGATATGGCTGATTTTAAAACGTTGCAGGCTCAATTCCAAGCGGATGAGGAGCAGGCTATGCGTGAGCATGATAAGTTGATGGATGGTGCTGTTATTAATCAGGCTGCGAATGCTCAGGCTCAGCAGCAGTTGATGATGGCTATGATGAATCCTGATGTTGATCCTATGACTAATCAACCGTTGCCTATGTCGCAGGAGTTGTTGCAGCAGTCTATGGATGCTGGTTTGCAGCCGTTGCCGTTTGAGAATCATGCTGCGCATTTGGAGACTCATGCGTTGTATATGAAGTCTCCAGAGTTTGAGATGCTTCCTCTTGATGTTCAGGAGCGTTTTCAGAAGCATTTTATGTTGACGCAGCAAGCGTTGGATGCGAAGAATCTGCCGACTGGTGAGGCTCCGAAGGTGTCGCTTCAGTTGCGTGGTGCTGTTGGTCCGACGACTGGTTCTAAGATTATTGGTAATTCGGGTATTAAGGGTGTTACTCCGCAGGAGTTGTTGGAGCCGCCTCTTGATACGGTGGTTATTGATAATAAGGATAAGCCGAATGCTGAGGCTCCGGGTAGTGCTGCTATTGGTGGTTTGCAGGAGCAGTTGGCTGGTAAGTTGTCTGAGCAGGATGCTATGCATCAGCAGAAGATGCGTCAGCAGTATGAGGAGGAAATGAGTAAGGTTGTCTTCTAATAAACATATTCAATGGTCGTCTGAGGATAAGGCGGCTGCGTATGTTCAGTGGATTGCGAATGATAAAAATGTTCGTAAGACTAGCCGTGATTGTAATATTCCTCATGGTACGTTTAGGTATTGGGTGCGTGAGTGGGAAGAGAATGGCCCTCCTGAGGAGGTGCTTGATAAGATTCCTGAGCAGCAGTATTTGTTTGTTAATCATGCGAATCGTGTTCGGGAACAGGCTATGCATAAGTTGGAAGAGTTGATTCCTGATGCGGAGGTTAAACAGTTGTCAGCAATTGCTACGGTGGTGGGTATTATGGATGATAAGATTCGTCTTGCGTCTGGGCTTGCTACTAAGCGAACTGAGACTGTTCATACGCTTCCGTCGCGGGAAGATATGAAGGAACTTATGGGTGGTTTTGTTGATGGTCTTGTTAGTGCGGCTGAGAGTCGTGCTACTGAGATTGTCGATGCCGAAGTCGTTGTAGAGCAACCCGTTGTGGGACTCTTGATTAAAGGAGAAGACTAATGGCAGAGTTCGATTTGGACGGCGCTGTTGAGGCGTTTGTCGGTGAGTTGCCGGAGGAGATGCCGGTGGCTCAGGAGGCGGTTGAGGCGCCTGTGGAGGACAATCAGTCTGAGGCTGAATCCTTTACGGGGTTTGATCCGTCTACTCTTCCTGAGGACTTGCAGCAAGTGTATCGGTCTATGCAGGCTGATTATACTCGTAAGACTCAGGAGGTTGCGGAATTGCGGCGTTTTAACGATTCGCTTTCCGATTTGGGTGTAGATCCTAATGAGGCTATTAATATTGTGGACTTCGTTAGGCGATTGGAGACTGACCCTCATGCTGCAAGCGAGTTTGTGTCGCGTGTCCAGTCGCATTGGGAGCAACCAGACAATACTGGTATGATTCAAGCGGATACTACTCCTGTTGAACAGAGTTACGAGGGGCTTCCTCCGGCACTTGCTCAAGAGATTGCTGAGATGCGAGAGTTTCGTCAGGAAATGATGATTCAGCAGCAGCAGGCACAGATTGTTGAGCAGTTGGAGATGGAGGAGCAGCAGATTAGATTGGCTAATCCGCATTATTCTGATGATGATGTGGAGGCTATTTATAGTCTTGCGTATGCTACTGATGGTGATTTGCAGGCTGCGGCTCAGCAGTATCATAATATTCAGCAGCGTTTACTTGGTGGGTATTTGCAGTCTAAGCAAGTACCTACTGGTGCGACTCCTGTTCCTACGGGGCCGAATACTACGCCTTCTCCGGGCTTTAAGAATCTGGAGGATGCGCATAAGGCGGCTTTGGAGGCTATTCGTAACATTTCCTAACTAATATAAGGGGGTGTTCCAAGAATGAGTCTTACTAATGGTGCTAGGCTTTCGACGCTTAGCGACATTCTCAAGGAGTATTATCTTGGTCCGGTTGCTGAGCAACTGAATAATGAGGTTCTTCTTCTGGCGCGTTTGAATACGCGGTCGGAGGATCTGGTTGGTAAGCAGGCTTATGTGCCGCTTCATACGTCGCGTTCTGGTGGTATCGGTGCTCGTGCTGAGGCCGCTGCTCTGCCGAATGCGGGCAATCAGGTGTACGATAAGGCTGTTTACGATCTTAAGTACCTGTACGGTCGCGTTCAGGTTACGGGTCCGTCGATGGCTAAGACGAAGAATGAGGCGGGTGCGTTCCTTCAGGCTCTTAAGTCTGAGTTGGACGGTATTCGCAACGATCTTCAGAAGGATCTGGCTCGTCAGGTCTATGGTGATGGTACTGCTAAGATTAGTCAGTGTGGTACGACCACTTCGTCTAATACGATTCAGGGTGCAAGCAATCCTCACGCGCAGGAGGCGATCCGTAAGGGTCAGTTGTACGTGGGTATGCTTGTTGACATCGGCACTGAGGCCAGTGTTGGGGCGGTTGCTACTAATCGTAAGATTACTGCTGTTGATTATGACAATGGTACGATTACGATTGATGGTACTGCTGTTTCTACCACTACGTCGAATTATGTGTTCCGCGCTGGTTCGGGCGTTGATGGTGGTGCTTCGCAGGACGGTTCGCGTTCTAGCGAGATTGATGGTCTTCGTCGTGTTGTTTCGGAGACTGCTACTGCGTTTGGTGGCATTGATCCGACGGATTCCGGCAAGGCTTATTGGGATAACAAGCGTATTAATGCGCCTGCCAATGGTACGCTGTCTCTGGACATGATTCAGAAGGCTTTGAACCTTGTCCGGCTTGAGGGCGCGAACCCGACGGCTATGATTACGACTCTTGGTATTCAGCGCGAGTTCTACAACCTGCTTCAGCAGGACGTGCAGTACATTGATCCGGAGTCGCTGAATTATGCTGCTGGCTTCAAGACCCTTTCGTACGGCGGTATGCCGATTATTTCGGACATTGACGCTCCGTACGGGAATATGTACATTCTGGACGAGTCCACTCTTAAGGTGTTCTCCGATCAGGATTGGCATTTCCTTGATGCTGATGGTCAGACGCTTCGTCAGAAGGCGGATTATGACGCCTTTGAGGCGATTATGACTCGTTACATGAATGTTGGTGCTACGAAGCGCAACAACCATGTCGTGATTCACGATATTGAGGTTGACGGCGCTACGGACACTGGTATCTAGTAGTGGTAGGGAGGGGCTTCGGCCCCTCCCTATTCTAATATAAAAGGGGGTGTTAATTGGGTCGTACAAATGAGAAACTGTGGAAGAGTATTGTTTCTAGTGTTAAGGCTGGCAGTAAGGGGGGTAAACCGGGTCAGTGGAGTGCGCGTAAGGCACAATTAGCAACTCTTCGTTATAAGAAGGCTGGCGGTAAGTATAGCGGTCCTAAGACTAAGGCTCAACGAAGTCTTACTAAGTGGACTAAGGAGAAGTGGCGTACTAGTGATGGTAAACCTGCTGCGCGTAAGGGTGGTACTACTAGGTATTTGCCTGATGCTGCGTGGAAGAAGTTGACTCCTGCTCAGAAGGCTGCAACTAATCGTAAGAAAAAGCGGGGTAGTCGTTCTGGTAAACAGTTTGTTGCTAATACTAGGGCCGCGAAGGCTGCTGGTAAGTCGGCTAGGGGGTCGTGATGAGTGGTTTTGCGCATTGGAAGCATAGACTTCGTAGATTCTATTTTCGTAGGAGGGGTTAGTATGCCTAAGGTTCTTGAGGATCGCGTTAAGCGTATTATGAGTGGTAATCCCTCTATGAAGAAGGATTTGGCGTATGCTATTGCTACGAAGCAGTTGCAGAAGTCTGGTAAGTTAAAGAAGAAGAAAAAGAAGCGGGGTGGTTGAGGTGGCTAAGTCCGCTGCGTGGCAGAGGAAAGAGGGTAAGAATCCTAGTGGTGGTTTGAATGCTAAGGGTCGTGCGTCGTATAAGGCGCAGACGGGTGGTACGCTTCGTCCTCCGGTTAAGCGGGCGCAGGCGGCTAAGTCGGCTAAGGCTGCGGCTAGGCGTAAGAGTTTTTGTGCGCGTATGCGTGGTATGAAGCGTAAGTTGACTAGTGCTAAAACTGCTAATGATCCTAATAGTCGTATTAATAAGAGTTTGAGGGCGTGGGATTGTTGATGAATGGTATTTATATTCCGGGGCATGGCGAGTTATCGTGGGACGAGTATCGTGCTGATAGGGCTGTGAAGGAGTATGATGAGCGTTTGTTTTTTGCTCGTAATTATGATACTTGGGATTGGTGTGTTTATGTTAGGATGCCGGGTGGGGAGCCTGCTATGCCTGTGATTGGGTTTGGGCATGAGATTCCTTCGGTTGATGAGGTGTTGCGTCGTGTTAGTAATGCTGATACGATGCGGCATGGTTGGCAGATTTTTGATGATATTCAGAAGTCTCAGGAAGCGCATAAGAAGAAGTTTCGGGATGCTGCTGATGAGGCTAGTGAGGAGTCTGCTGAGGTTGTTGAGCATTTCCTTCGTGGGCATGGTAAGTCGCCTGTTGTGAAGGTGTTTATGAGTGAGAAGGGGGGTGAGGCGAGTGACGCTTGATGAGATGTATGATGAGTTGGAGTTGTATGGGTTTGAGGATTTTGAGGATTCGCAGAAGTTGCTGCTTTTGAATGAGGCTTATTTGGATGTTGTTACTCGTGAGCCTTGGCCTTTTCTTGAGAAGGTGCTTGAGTTTAAGGTTTTGAGTGGTACTACGCAGATTACTAGTGGTGGTTCTTTTTGGATTAATCCTACTACTAATGTTCATGTGATTAATCCTACGCCTGTGCAGATTAATAATAATGGTAATCCTCTTGTTCAGCATGAGGTTAATAGTGTTTTGTCGTTTGTTGATGTGTCGAATGATATGATTATGACTCCTGAGCGTGGTGATGTGTTGGAGAAGAATTATCGTATTCTTGATCCTACGGGTAGTCCTAGGCATTACTATTTTGTTGGTGATGATATGTTTGTGTATCCTGCTGTTGAGGGGGATACGAATTATCGTTTGTATTTTTTGCGTACTCCTGTTGCTACTACGGAGGCTTTGGATACGGCTGGTTTTCTTATTCCGGCTCGTCATCATAGTATTATTGTGTATGGGGCGCTTGTTAAGGCGTTTCTTGTTAATGATGATCCGCAGGCTGGTGTTTTTCAGAATGCGTTTGAGTCTCGTTATCAGCAGATGAGGAATGATGTTTGGATGAATCAGTATGATCGTACGGATCGTGTTCATGTTTTGTCTGATTCGTATGATTGGTCTTATTAAAGGGGGTGAGCGGTCTTGGCGTTAAGTTTTGTTAATCAGGTTGGTGCGCCTAATGGGATGAATCAGGCCGCTCCCGGCTCGTTTATTCCGGAGTCTTTTGTGCGTTGGTCGCAGGATGTTTTGTATGATCGTGTTGGGTATTTGCGTCGTCGTGCGCCGTATAAGACTCAGGCTTTGTATTCGTATATTAGTAATGTTTGGGCGCTTGATCAGCCTAGTGTTGATGGGGAGCGTATTATTGGGCTTGTGACTACTCGTAATCCTAATAATGAAGATCGTATTGGTATTATTGTTACTAATGGTACTTCTACGAGTATTATTTTTTATGATACTAATTATCATAAGATGGCTAAGACGGATATTTCTGTTGTTGCTAATGATGGTGTTGTGTTTACTCGTCCTGCTCTTAGTGGTGGCGCGTTTATTGGTATTCTGGATAATTATGGTGTTGCTAAGTCTGATAATAAGCATTACTTGTATTATTGGCGTGGTGGTACTGGTGTGGATTCTACGGTTGCGAATTGTACGCTTGGTATTACTGATGATGCTTTATATACGCAGGCTACGGATCATTCGGCTAAAACTATTACACAACCGACTCATGCTGTCGCTAATGGTTATCCTATTGTTTTAACTGATGCTGGTGCTACTGGCCTTACTGTTGGTACTACGTATTATGTTGTTAATGCTGGTGCAACTACTTTTCAGTTGGCTAGTAGTGTTGGTGGTTCGGCGTTAAATATTGGGTCTTCTAATAGTAGTGTTATTTTTTATGTTCCGGGCCATATTACTCATACTAATCAAATTACGGGAACATTTAATGAGGACGATCTTAGTCCGGGTATGTTTGTTTATCGTGTTAGTGGGGCTAATAAGTATTATCTTGGTGTTGTTAAGAGTTTTACTTCTGGTTCTGTTAATCTTGAAAAGGATATTATTCGTACGTTAGGTTTTGAGACTAATATGTATGGGCAAAATACTGGTCAAACTATTGAGTTTCTTAATGTACGTCCTTATGTACATAATCATGGTCGTGGTTTGATTACTCGTAATGCTATTCATGGTTTTACTATTACGAGTGGTTCGATTGGTACTGAGGGTGAGGGGCATTTTGCTTCTGCTGATCTTGCTGGTACTACAAGTGGTATTCGTTGGGCTTTGTATAGGGCAAGTGATGGTAAGTGGATTGGTGATGTAGAGAGTGTTACTAATAATGCGGCATTGCTTCTTAGTGATCAGTATCATTCTGATGATGTTGTTATGAATGCTGACGAGTATGTTGCGAGGCCGTATACTACGGTGTATTCTGCGCCTACTGCTCCGGATCCTACACGCTATACGGGGGTATTTACTACTACGTATGCTGGTTATCAGTGGTATGCTGATGCTGGTAGTGTTGGTAATGAGAATCGTATTGTTTTTAGTGCGTATCATGATCCTGAGAGTGTTGATCTTTCTAAGGATGCGGCAGACTCTATTATTATTCCGGGGTCACAGCAGATTCGTGGTATTGCTACTTCTCTTGCTGGGCTTGTGGTGTTTTTAGAGGATAAGACGTATATTATTCGTGGTAATTATCGGGCTAATTTTAGTCTTGAAGAGTTGTATCCTGAGGGTTGTTTGTCTGCTCAGAGTGTTGTTGAGTATGGTGGTGGTGTTTTCTGGGCGTCTAAAAATGGCATTCTTTTTTATGATGGTGCTTCGGTTCGTAATCTTACTGAGACTAATCTTGGTTCGTATTATACGGATAGTATTAAGGGTTTTGATGCTTTTACGCGCCGCATTTACGGGTTTTTCTATAAGGATTATTTGTTTATGACGTTTACGGGGTTTATTTCTAATTATGCTCCGTTTAGGTATGAGCCGTTGTATGCTGATACGCTTAGTAATTCTCCTCAGGGTTTGACGTTGGAGGAGATTCAGTCTCTTGATCCGTCTTTTACTAATGATGATTTTAGTATTGAGAAGAATACGCCTATTTATTGGCAGCCTTATACAATGTATAAGTCTGAGGGTGTTAATGCTAATGCGTATAGTGGTTATTGGGGTGATGATGCGCCTGATGATAATACGCCTATTAATAATAAGTGGGGAGAGAGTGCGCAGTTTGTTTGGGGGCCAGTAAACTTTATTGAGAATATGACGTTTGCTATTTATTTGCCTTCTAATGCTATTACTGCTATTAGTAATTTTGATTTTCGTGGCTTTATTAAGTTGGATACTTCTGGTGGTACACTGGGTTATGCGGGTATTAATGCTGTTGATCCTGATAATCTTACGGGTACCTATGCTCGTCTTATTGATGTTGATAGTATGCTTGACCCTACTAATACTCATACGGAGTCTGTAGATTCTGAATTGAGTGAAAATACGGGTAAGCAGCCGGGATTATATTATAAGGGGCCTGATTTTTATCTTCAGACTAAGCATTTTACTGTTGGTGATCCTGTTCTTAAGAAGTGGTTTCGTCAAGTTATGCTTAATCTTTATCTTATTGATGGGGCTGTGCGTATGGATCTTGTTGATAATGAGGATAATGATGATATTGATATTACGAAGAAGCGTCAGCGTAATTGGGCTATTCTTCCTGAGACGGGTTATTCGTGGGAGTATTGGGAGTCGCGGTATTTAAATACGATTGCTTCTCCTGATCAGCCTACGTGGGGTACGGTTGAGAATCTTAATCGTACATGGGTTACTTTGTTAAATTCTGAGTTTTCTCGTCGTAAGAAGAAGGTTAGTTGGCGTTATCCGTCTGTTGGTTTTAGGTTGTATCAGATGAATGATTATCGTCCGCCTAATTATCAGGGTGTTCAAAGGCCTCATACTCTTATGATTGATTCGTGGAATATTGGTTTTAAACCTATGAGGGTGAGTAGGGCATGAGTATGCGTACTTTTGATTTTTCGACGCCTAAGGGGCAACAAGATTTTCAACAGTTTATTACGGCGCTTATTCGTAATGAGGTTAACTCGTATATTCAACAGGTGTTGTTTGAGCGTGATGCTACGAGTATTACGACGCCTACAACTAGTGATACTAATCCTTTGACTAGTGTTGCGTATACTGCGGCAGAGATTCAGGATTATCGTTTGGATAGATTAGAACAGGCTACGTTTAGGAGGTGAGTTATGAGTACAGGTTCGACTGAAAATTATGGTTTTCCTTATCCTCTTGGGGATGATAGTCTGTCTAATCTTGCTTTGCGTGTTAGAGAGTTAGCAGAGTATATTGATGAGACTTATGTTGAGATGGGGATTCTTTATCCTATTGAGTTGCCTACTGGTCCTCAGGGGGCGACTGGTCCTCAGGGTTCTCAGGGCGATATTGGCCCTCAGGGCGATACGGGTTCTCAGGGACCTCAGGGTTCTCAGGGGCCGCAGGGTTCGCAAGGGCCTCAAGGCGCGCAGGGTAATACTGGTCCTCAGGGTTCTCAAGGCGCTACGGGAAGTCAAGGGCCTCAAGGTCCTATGGGGCATCAGGGTCCCCAAGGTGCTCAGGGCGCTACTGGCGCTACGGGCGTTCAGGGTCCTCAAGGCCCTCAGGGAGATACGGGGGC